CGCAAGCTACAACAGCGATCTGGCTGGCGATTTCGGCCGTGAAGTCCGCAACATTGTTAACAGCCAGGAATATAGCGCAGTTTTTCGCACTGAGCTAGCCCAGGACAGCAAGGCCGCCAATCGCTGGCATACGGATGGCGGCGGCGCTTATGTAGCTGCTGGTGTCGGCACTGCCGTGACAGGACGCGGCGCGGATGTGCTGTTGATCGATGATCCTCTGAAGGACCGCGAGGAAGCCGACAGCGAGATCCGCCGCCAACGCGTTTGGGACTGGTACACATCGACGGCCTATACGCGGTTAGCCCCTGGCGGACGCATAGTGATCATACAAACTCGCTGGCATGAAGACGACCTCTCAGGGCGCTGCCTAGCGGCTCAAAAGGATGGCGGCGACCAATGGGAGCTTCTGTCGCTTCCTGCCATCAGTGACAGCGGTGAGGCTCTGTGGCCATCACGCTATCCTGTGACGTCATTGGAGCGCATCAAGGCCAACATCGGCTCGCGCGATTGGTCGGCGCTCTACCAGCAGTCGCCAGCTCCGGACGAAGGCCTGTATTTCAAGCGCGAGATGATGCGCTACTACACTGAAGCACCGCAGCACCTGCGTTATTATGGTGGCAGCGACTATGCTGTGACGGCAAAAGGCGGCGATTACACCGTTCATGCCGTCATTGGCGTTGACCCGCAAGACAACCTTTATGTGATTGATGTTTGGCGTCAGCAGTCAGAATCCAACATCTGGATTGACGCCTTCTGTGACATCATCAAGAAGCACAAGCCGCTCATGTGGGCGGAAGAGCAAGGCCAGATCGTCAAGTCGCTCGGGCCGTTCATCGACAAGCGGATGCGTGAGACCAAAGCCTACTGCTACCGCAAGCAGTTCACCTCAGTTGCCGACAAGCCTACCAGGGCGCGCAGTTTTCAAGCGCGGATGGCGATGGGCAAGGTCTATTTCCCGTCCAATGCGACGTGGATGGCCGATCTCGAAGCTGAGCTTTTATCGTTCCCAGCCGGCGTGAATGACGACCAAGTGGATGCGCTTGGACTTTGCGGACGTCTCCTTGACCAGATGGTGAAAGGGATGGCGCCAGAAATCGTCACGCCCGACCTTACCAAAGATTACGGTGGATTTAACCGCGATGATGACAGCAAAGATAGCTGGAGGACGGCATAGCTGATGGCAACCGCGATTCATCTAACAAAACGGGATGCGACGGAGACGCTAGAGAGCCTGCTTGGTGACGTCAAGAAAGCCCATCATGGCCTATGGGCGGCCAGAACTCTCTGCGCCAACCTGAAGGAGACTTTGGGTTCCAGTCCAAACGCAATGGCGGATGTCAGCAAAGGCTTTGAAGCCATTAATGCCCTTCATTCTGCGCTGAAGAAGCTTGGCGAAATAGCAGAAGCTGAGGGCAAGGGCGCCACGCCGCTGATGCAGATGATAACAGGCAAGGTGCGGGACTGATGGCAATGCCCGGATACTACCAGCCGTTTCGGGCTGACAGCGGTTTGCCATCAGGGATGATGGACAGCGCTTCTGCCTATGCGATGGCGCAGCCGATGATGTCAGAGCCGTCCTTCGCAGGACAAGAGATGGTGTCATTTGAGCAGGAAGCACCAGAGGTCGCCGAGCGTTTGCCGGCAGAGACGCTGCACAAGATGTATCTGGCCTGGGAGCAGGCCAAGACGACGGAAATCCATGAGCAGTGGCTGGCGTCACGCTACTATCATTGCAAGCAGTGGACCGACGCTGAGATCAAGGTGCTCAAGCGCCGCAAGCAGCCGATCACCACCGAGAACCGCATCAAGCGCAAGGTGGATTTCCTGGTTGGCGTCGAGCAGCGGCTGAGGCGTGACCCCAAGGCGTTCCCGCGCAATCCCATGGCGGAGAAAGCGGCGCCTGTCGCCACGGCAGCGGTTCGGTTCGTCGGTGACGTCAACAAATGGCCATCGCTCGCTTCTGAATGCTGCAATGACGGCATGGTGAGGGGAATTGGCGCACTCTGGCAGGGTGCTAAGGTCACCAACGGCAAGGCTGACGTCACCGAGCACCAGGTCAAGGCAGATCGCTTCTTCTACGATCCCCGCGCCGAGGAATGGGATTTCTCTGACGCCAGCTATATGGGCGAGCACCAGTGGTTTGACATCAACAAAGCCAAGCGGATGCTGCCATTCGCATCCGATCAGATCGATACGCTTGCGGCGGCGGGTCAGGCAGGCACACTCTCTGCTCTGCCGCAGGAATTTGACAAAGCCCGCAACTGGGATCAGTGGATTGACCCCAAGCAGCGACGCATCAGGCTGATATCGATCTGGTATGAGCATGACGGCAACTGGATGTTCGATTATCTGGTTGGGCCGATCTCGCTTTGCCCGGAAGGCCATGACTGCAAATCGCCCTATCGCGGCGATGACTGGTCAGAGGAGAACCCGAGCACCGATCACCCCTACAATCCATGGTCGCCTTATGTCGATGAGACCGGTGATCGTTATGGCGTCATTCGCGATATGATGAGCATCCAAGATGCCATCAACAAGCGGTCCTCGAAGCTGCTCTATCAGCTCTCCGTTCGCCAGACTATGGGTGCCAAGGGTGCCGTGGATGACATCGGCAAGATGAAAGAGGAGATGGCCAAGCCTGACGGTCATGTTGAATACAATGAGATGGGCGGCACCACGCCGAGCTTCCAGATCGTTGACCAGTCTCAGCAGATCCAGGGACAGTTCGAGCTGTTGCAAGAGCACAAGGCGGCGATTGAGAACCTTGGCCCCAACCCCGGCTTGATCGGGCGCGGTGTCGAACAGCAGTCAGGCCGCGCCATCCTCGCACAGCAGAACAGCGGCATGACGGAACTGTCTCCGGTGTTCGAACGCATGCGGGAATGGAAGCTGAAGGCCTATGAAAAGCGCTGGCGTCTGATTCAGCAGTTCTGGAACGGCGAGCGCTATATCCGCGTCACCGGCGACCCCAGAGCGGTTGAGTTCCTGTCCATCAACAAGATCCACGAAGATCCAATGACGGGACAGGTTCAGGTCGAAAACTCCGTTGCCGAGATGGATGTTGACATCATCATGGATGAAGGCCCGGATACGGTCACCATTCGTGAAGAGCTGATGGATCAGCTTGCGCAGCTTGGCCCCGGTGCCGTGCCGCCAGAATTGTTCATCGAGATGTCCAATGTCGGCGACAAGGAAACCTACTTGAAGCGCCTGCAAGAGTTTCGTGCTCAGTCAGGGCCGCCGCCTGAGGTTCTGGAGTTGCAACAGCGGATGCTTCAGCTTGAAGCGCTGTTGAAGGCGTCGCAGGTGGATAAATCCATTGCGGACACCGATGCAGTGAGGGCAACCACCTTGAAGACCTGGGTGGAATCTGGCGTTCAGCCGAAAGTCCAGTCGATGGTGTTCCCCATGCAGTACCGGGAGCCTGGCGTCATGGACAATCTGTTGATGTCAGGAGCAGGCGGACAGCCTCAGCCGCCTAGTAATCCCATGTTAGCCGGCCCGGACGGCCCTTCAGGAAGTCCGGAAATGACGGAAGGTCCGGAAGCGGCTCTAGGGAATCCTCTGATGCCTGATCAGAGGGAAGGAGCTGAACCACAGCTCGGGGCACCGGGTGGCTTGCCGCTTGGCCCTGGAGTTGGTCCTCAAGGCTAACGCGACACGCGTCTAGCGCATCGCGAATATCTGAGCTCGAAAGTTCGGCAAGCATCATTGCAAAAACGTACTCTCTCGAATCCGGCGCAAATAGCCTCACAGTAATAAAGGCACCACGCCTCTGATCAAGGCTGGTTTTTTGTTCTTCTCGTTCCATAGCAAAGCATACACCAACCAGCCCTGTCGCTCAAGGCTGGCCTTTGGTTTTTCTGCGTTGAGCGTTTCGTATCGCACCACGTTACGGGCGACTTCGTCTCATCCACGTACAGGATGCGGTCAACGTACGGTCCGTGAATCGGCGGTTCGTCATCCTCCCACGACATCGGAGAATTTAAGTGGACACCAATAGTGACCAGACCTCGCAGCTTGACTTTCTGTCCCCCTCTGAAGCCCCGGCTCATACGCCAAGTTCGGCCGAACCCGCGCAAACGCCGCAAGCTCCAGTAACAGAGTCTAACCCGCTGCTCACTGGCGCTCCCGAGGCGCTACAGACCCCGGCTCACATCGAGCCTCAGCCTGAAGCACCGCGAATGGTGCCCCTTTCTGAACTGCTCGACACCCGCAAACGCGCCCAAGCTGCCGAAGAAGCACAGCGGCAGACGGCCTTGCAGGCTCAGCAGCTCACGGAGATGCTGGCAAGGTATACTCAGCCCCAACAGCAGCCTCAGCGTCAACCCGAACCCATCGACCCTGACGTCGATCCGGGCGCGTATATCCGGGACTTAGAAGCTCGGATGGCCCACAACATGCACGTTCAACAGCTTAACTTTTCCGAGCAGCGCGCTCGCGAGAAGTTCGGCGATGAGATCGTGAACAAGGCAACCGAGGCCGCCGTTCAGAGCGGATATAATCAGCTGTTTCTGAACAAGCCCGATGCCTACAAAGAGTTGGTGACTTGGTATCAGGGCCAGCAGGTCAGTCAGGAAATCGGCGATCCCACGCAGTATCGGCAGCGTCTAGAGACCGAATTGCGCGCCAAAATCATCGCCGAGATGCGGCAGGGCACGCCTCCGCCCGCAAACCTCCCCCCATCGTTTGCCGGTTCCACCAAGGCTGCTTATGCGGCCCCCGTTGTGGAAGACGCAGGCGACTTCTTCAAAACCATGATGAACCGAAGGTAATAACATGGCCACCACTGGCACGCCTACCGATCTCCAGGAAGTCCGCTATCGCCGTGAATACTGGCGCGAATATGTCCGTGAGAGCGGCTTTGCGCCGTACATGGGCAACAACCCCATGGTGCCGATCCACACCTGCTATGAGATGACCTCGGGCGGCAAGTCGCTCACCATCCCGCTGGTGGGCCGTCTCCAGAATGCTGGCGTGGAAGGCAACACCCGCCTGTCCGGCGCCGAGGAAGCGCTTGGCAAGCACACGCACAGCGTCACCGTGCAGTATTCGCGCCATGCCGTTGAGCTGTCGGCTCAGGACGAGCATTACGACGCGTCCAACGCCCGCGATGCCGTTCGCCCGCTGCTCAAGGAATGGTCCACCAGCCGTCTGCGTGACCGGATCATCGACGCGATGGGTTCCACCGCCTTCTCTGGCGCTCAGAACAAGACGTTCTGGACCCCGCTGGATGGCGGCCGCAACGTCGTCTCCGATGCCACCGCCAACAACCTTTGGGTTGCGGCTAATTCGGATCGCGTTCTGTTCGGCGCGGCCATTGCCAACTACTCGGCAACCTTCGCCACGGCGACGGCCACCATCGACAACTCGGCAGACAAGTTCCTGCGTGCTCCGTTGACGGTGATGAAGCGCATTGCCAAGACGGCAAACCCGCGCATTCGCCCGATCCGCTCCAGCGCGGAAGATGGCCGTGAGTACTACATCGCGTTTGCCGGCTCACTGGCGTTCCGAGATTTCAAGAATGACAGCACGGTGATTTCCAACCTTCGTGACGCTCGCTCGCGCGAGAACGGCGGCATGGACAAGAACCCGCTGTTCCAAGACGGCGATCTGATCGAAGACGGCGTGATCATCCGCGAAATCCCGGAAATCCCGGTGTTTTCCAACGGCACTATCAACGTCAGCCCGGTGTTTCTGTGCGGTGCACAGGCCGTGTCGGTGGCTTGGGGCCAGGAACCCAAGTTTACGTCCAAGAAAGAAGATGATTACGGCTTCTTCACAGGCGTCGGCATTGAAGAATTGATCGGCTGCAACAAAGTCATGCGCAAAGATGGCGTTGCCGGAACCTTCAAGGATCACGGCATGGTCACTGGATTCTTTAGCGCGGTCGGTGACGCCTAGTATTACTAGGTTTTATTCAACACCAATACTAGGATAAACTAACATGGCTACTTACGAAACCTCCAAGTCTGGTCAAGCGGGCGTTGTCCCCGGCACCGGCTGGAACCGCGTTGAGCTTGTTCAGGAAGTCAGCGTTGCGCTCACCACGGCGATGCTCGACAACGCCAACGACGACGTTGGCCTGTTCTATCTCCCCGCTGGTGCGGTGGTGACCGGCATTGTCGCCGGTGCAACCGACATGGACAGTGCCACTGGCCTGCTGTTCGACATCGGCGACAGCGCCGACGAGGACCGCCTGCTTGCGGCTTCGACCATCGGTCAGGCTGGCACGCTCTCTACCGCTCTGGCGCGCACGGGCCTGCTGTACAAGTACACCGCCAAGACGCAGATCCGCGCTTACATCAACACGGCCGCGACCACTCCGGTTGCCGGCACGCTGAATGTGGTCGTGAGATTCTTCCTCGATCCGGAATATTCGAGCACAGCGCTGGTTGCGGCGTAAACCGAGATCGGCGGGGGCGAAGATCCCCGCCTTTTTCGT